TGTTATTCAGGACCGTGTTCGTCAATCCTGCTGGGCTCGTCGCGGGCACTGCTGGCTGGATGATCATGCGGCCATCTCCGTAGCGTTGTTGTTGCGGCCGGAGGTGATGATCCGGTAGAATTGGAACATAAGTTCGATATCGCCCCCCAGTGCCCGTGGCCGACCGAGTCCGTGCCGTCGATCCACGCCCGAAGGTTGGTCGCGCCCAGCGCTGCATAGAGGTCCCCGGCCGGGTCCAGGTACAGCGGCGTCCCCTGGAGGAACTTGACCGCGAACCCGCCCGGCGTCCACCCCGCAGGCGACCCGGCGCCGTCCCACGACACCGACCCCTTGGCGTCCCCGCCTTGCAGCGGCGTCACCGTCAAAGCCGCGGAGTACACCGACCCGGTGGTCCCGGCGGCGATGTTCTTGACCGCGATGGTCGCACCCGCCCCGAGGTAGGTGGTGACCGCTGCCTGCGGATACGACCCGATCACCCCGGCATTGACCGACGTGGCCACCAGGGTCGCCCCCGCGTACAGGCCGAAGTTGTTCGCGTCCCCGGCTGCTGCGGCTGTTGCCAGGGTGACGGTCCAGGACAGGAGGAACGTTCCGGTGGCGACGGCCAGGGACGCGACCGTGGTGCCCCCGGCCGGGGTCGCGGAGGATGTGGTGGAGGTGCCCGCGGTTCCCGGGCCGGCCGCCGCGGAACTGGAGATGCCCGCGCCGATGGTGACGTCAGCGGTGACGATGTAGCGGCTGAGCGTCATGCGCGGTCACCTCCCTGGCCTAGTAAGCGGTTGCGGGTACGGCTTCGGTGCTGGAAAGCGCCGGGGTGAGCTGCGCGACGGACACCAGGACCCCGGTCAGGTGCGCGAGCTCCATCCCCCCCACCGGAACCGACGTGGCTGTGGGGGTGCCGGTGACGACTACCACGTCAGGGGTGCCGGCGGCGTCGATGATCAGCACCTGCCCCTGCGCGAACGACGTGCCCCCGGCGGTGAACGGGATCGCGGCGCCGTTCGCGGACACCCCGGCGGAGATCGCGGGCAGCGCCCACGCCCACGTCGGCGGTGCGCTGTACGTGATGGAGATCGTGGCCGCGACCGGGATCAGGTACGTGGCCGCCGTGGTGCCCGCCTGCACCCCGTTGACAACAACGGAGGTCAGGGTGCCGCCGGTGATCGTGACCGCCACCACAGTCCCGGTCGAGTTGGTGACAGGGACGGTGGTCAGCGGGACAGCGGGGGACGCCACCGTCGCGGCGGCCAGCGTGAACGGCCACTCGCAGCGCAGGCACCGGAACGTCACCGGCGCGAACGGCCGGAACGGACCCGACGTCCAGCACCGGGGGCAGCGCAACGCCGCGACCTCGACCGGCTCAAGGGTGCCCGCGATCCACGGCATCAGCTACCGGCCCGTCCTGGCGCGGCGGGGCGGCAGGTCAGCGGCGTCGACCACGGTTTCGGTGAGGTGGCTGGCCATCTCCGACGGTTCCGGGCGCATCGGCTCGGCACCCTCGGGGGCCTTGCCATCGGCGAGGAACTGAACGGCAGAGGAGCCCTCCGGGTCGGGGCGGGGCGCGTCAGAACCGGGCGGCGGCGGGCCGGGGCGGAACAGCCGGCCGGACACGGCGCGGGGGAGCACCATCTGCGGCGGCTCATGCGTGCCACCGGGGCCGGATACCTTCCGCACGACGTCGACCTGCCGACCGTCGCGGCTGCCCTTCCGGTTGAACTGGCGGGCTTCCTCGTCGGTCAGGTGGACGATCTCGCCTGGGTACACAAGGTCCGTCTGCCGGTCCTTGTCGCCCCGCCTGGGGACGCTCAAGCAGATGAGCGCGACCCACGGCTCGCCGACGCGGACGTCCGGTGCGCCGGAGGCGCGGGCCAGGAGCTTGTCTAGGGTGGCCGTTTCATCGGCGGTGAGCGGGGTGAGCTCGGTTGCAGTTGCGGTAGGAGGCATAAACGGACACCTCCTACGGCATAGTCAGCCTCCGCTGAGAAGTAGGAACTTGGTGCCGCATACGGCCTGCTTTGAGCAATTGCAGTGCTCGCAAGCGCGGACGAGATTCCACCAGTGGTCTGTGCCGCCCTTGACCAGGGGGAAGTAGTGGTCCGTATGATCGGCGGGGCCCCCGCAATAGAAGCAGGGATCGTGGCGTATCGCCTGCCTGTATGCATGCGAGATCTGACGATCCTCGGGGGACAATTGCATCCGGAGTCTGCGCCGGGCGTTGAGGACGGAGCTGTATTCAGGATGCGCGGCACGCCATCGCGCCACCGCAGCCTTGACTCTTTCCGGGTAGCGCATGCGGTAGTCGCGCGATTCGGCGCGCCTTTGCTCTGCATGGCGGGCATAGGACTGCCGCGATGCCGCCTTGCCGGATTCCCGCAGGCGGACCCGGTTTCTTCCGCGGAAGGCGGCGTCGTTAGCGCGCTTCCGCTCAGGGTTGGCCCGCTCCCACCGAAGAGACGCTTCGCGGTGCTCGTCCGCGTACACCTCGCGGTACTGTCTGGCATACTCCCGCAGGGCAACTTGGTTCCGCTGGTAGTAGTCCCGGTTGCTGGCGTCCCGGTAAGCCTTGCGGTGCTTGTGGCAGAACCCGGTCGTGTTGTCGCGGTGAAGGGTCTTGCCGCATCCCGGCTCTCCGCACTTGGGCGCGTCGTCTGCCCAGTAGAGACCGCGGTGCTCCACGCACCGCCCCAGGGAGTTGTCCGGATGGACCCGCGTCTCGCATCCGTCGACAGAGCAGACTGCCCAGTCCATCGGGATGAAGATGTGCTCAGCGCAGCGTCCGCTGGTGTTATCGGAGCGCAGCCGGTTATCGCAGCCGTCGACAGAACAGAAAGGCCGCTGCTGGTAGCGCTCTGCGGACTCCGCGCGGAGCTGGGCGTAGAACCGGTCACGGGAGGCGCGGGTAGTGGCCGTCTGCCAGCCGTGCGGGCCGCAGTAGCCGGACTCGTTGTCGGCCCGGAGATGGTTGTCACAGCCGTCCGCCGCGCAGATGCGGACGGGAACCCGGTCCGTCGCGTTCTTGTGCGCCTTGCACCAGCCGGTGCTGTTGTCCTTGCGGAGCGGCTGGTCACAGCCGTCGACAGCGCATACGTCGCGCTCGGCGGGGACGTAGCGGTGCGGGGAGCAGCGGCCGGTGGTGTTGCTCGTGCGGAGCCTCGCGCCGCAACCAGGAACAGAGCAGATTTCCCACTGGTCTTCCGGCTTGCCCCGCGGAGCGCGCTCACGCGGAGTCCGGCAGGCTGTGCAGTACCGCTGAGAGGGGTTGTCCGGAGTGAAGACGGCTCCGCAGTCCGGGCAGACGAGCGGCTTGTAGACGCGGACGGGGAAGCCGCTATTCGGGGCAGGCGTATCCTGCATGTGTCGTACCTCTTATCCAGGTGTGACCACGCCCCGGGGTTGTTCAAGCAACCGCCGGGGTCTTTCATGCCCATTATATGCGAAAGGAATCGAACAAGTGACGGCATGAACGTGTCACGCCGCCCGTCTCGTTCGTATTCCCGGCTCATTATTACTCTCCGTAGTTTCTAGCCCGTGTGCGTCTGTTCGCTTGACTGTTCGAAATAAGACTCCACTCAGCAAACTTATGGCCAACGGCTGATCCAAACCGACGGCACTTGATCGCTGTGTGTCACTACGCCAGACCTTTTTTTCCTCTTGGCGATATAGAGGGCCCGCGCTGAAGGGCAACTCATCGGCGAAGAATCCGCAGCGATTCCGCTGCATGATGATCGCGTTCCCGGCCGGGACCTGACGCGATACGAGTACGTCGAGGTTGAATATCTTCTGCGGCAAAGTCCCGGTATAAACCAGGTTCTCGCTCGCGATGTCGCCGATGTACGGGGCGGCGAATGTGCTCGACTGGAGCAGCGTGTTCTTGGTGCCGTGGTTGATGATCAAGGTGTCGGCTTCGAAGCCGAGCCACTGGGTAACGCCGGAAGGCGACACGATGTTGGCGTTCTCGACGAGGTACACGGCCTGCGCGATGTCGGACCGGATGGTCGCCGAAGCGGACGCCCACGGGTTAGCGACGGCCAGCGTCTGAATGGACGCATTGGCCACGACGGCGCTGTAAAACGCCGTGTTCCACGAGTAGACCATCGTGTTCTTGACCTGCAAGAGCTGCCGGGTCACAGGGTCGATGGCCTGACGGCGGCGCATTTCATCCGACACCATGATGGCCATTGCGCGCTCGTGGGTGAATACCACCCGCGGCACGCCGATGGACGTCGGGACGACCGGCACCTCACCGAATTCCGGCCGGATCTCAGGGAAGTCGTCCGCGTAAAGCGGCGTGCTTTCCGAGTAGCGCACCGCGCCGGAGGGGGCCGCGCCGCCCATGCGCAGCACCGAGTCCATGATGAACTCGTTGGCGGTGATATCCAGAATCAAGG